AAAAAATAAAAGCGCGCGCGTATATTTTGACGATGAAATTATTTACAAAGTAGTAAACGGAAAGGCGGTTAGAATTGGAAAAGCAATATAACAATGATCATGAAAAACGCCTTAACTACATAACATGGGTTATATTCATAAGCTCTATCGTGTTTAGTATTCTAATTACATTAGGTATGCTTTTATTGTTAGCTGCTGGCGTGCATTATATATGGGGGTGATTGAATGGAATGTAAGGGGCGTACTTTTACCGAGTCAGAGGTAGAGGCTATTGTTAAAATTGCAGCAGAAACAGCAGCACAAACAGCCTTAACCGAATTTAATCGGCGTAACGAGGATATGCTCGCAAAGAAAAACGAGAGAGCCTATAAGAATACTACAACGCTACTCGAGGGCTATACAGCCATGAAAGCACATTGTAAGAGCGCTATCGCAAAGGCAGAGGATACCCTCACACCTAGCGACTTACAAACAGTATTGTATGAGGTGTTTAATCGTAGAGGGTTATTGCAGATTGAAACCATTCTAGCAAGTAAGCGGCGTACAGAGCTTATTATTGAGCATATAGACAAAATGCTCGATGTATACCGAACTAACTGCATTAACAACGATAAACACTACTGTGAATGCGTGATAGATAGATACATCAATGACTTAACAATCGCAGAAATCGCAGAAAAGCATAACACAGTAGAGCGAAATGTCTATAGGTGGCTAGAAAAGGGAATAGATGATTTAAGTATCTATTTATTTGGGGCTTACGCTCTATAATATGTCAAAAAGCTGTCATATTCAGTACTATTAGAGCGTGGTATTATGATAGTGGTAAAAGGTGCTTGAACTATTAAGTTTACGTTTCATTTTATCCTCCTTTCTTATAGACATACTACATCGCAAGAACACCTCGGCAGAGATTGAGACACTCTGTTCGAGGTGTTTTTGTATTTACACATAAAAAGAGGTGAGATCGTGGCAGCTAAAACTAAAAAGACAGAGCCGAAGAAAAAGAAACGGCTAGGCCGTACGCCTAAATACGAAACGTGGCTAGAGCCAGATAATCTGTTAAGGTTAGAGGGCTGGGCACGAGACGGCCTTAATGATGAACAGATTGCTCATAATATTGGTATTAACGTATCTACTTTGTACGCTTGGAAAGTCAAATATAAAGATTTTTCAGAGGCTTTAAAAAGAGGCAAAGAGGTAGTGGACATATTAGTAGAGAATGCGCTGCTTAAAAGTGCTATGGGCTATAAGTTCGATGAGGTAGTAAAAGAGCGTATCTACAACCCAGAAACAGGCGAAAGCGAAATAGTAGAGGTTAAGCGCACTACTAAGGATGTAGCGCCGAACTCTACATCATTAATATTCTGGCTTAAAAATAGACAGCCAGCTAAATGGCGAGATACTAAGAACATCGACGCAGCCGTCGAGGTGAAAAACCCATTCGAGGGAATAGATACGGCTGATATAAAGGCGCTGATTGATGATGAATAAGGAAAAGATTATACAAGCAGCAAAGAAGGAACTCGCAAGAAGGGAGTTCTTTTATTTTTGCCACTTAATGGCCGGTGATTTCTATCGGAAGGATAGAGCCTATCTCGTAGAGTTGTGTAATGAACTGCAATCATTCATAGAGGGCGATGAATATAATGTGCTGATCATGAATATGCCACCTCGACATGGCAAGAGTAGAACAGCGCAGATGCTGACCAAGTGGCATATAGGGAATAACCCATCGGCAAAGATAATGACAGGCTCATACAATGAAACACTATCCAAAATGTTCAGTAAATCTGTTAGGAACTCAATTCAAGAGGCAAAGGCTGATGATGATATCACAGTATTCTCGGATATATTCCCATTCACTAAAGTGGCTGTAGGTGATGCACAGGCTCACTTATGGAGCATTGAAGGTCAGAATAACTCTTACCTAGCTACATCGCCAACTGGTACTGCAACAGGCTTTGGCTGTTCGCTCATGATCATTGACGATATTATTAAAAACAGCGAAGAGGCCTATAATGCCAGCGTGAAAGAGAAACATTGGGAATGGTTTACCAATACCATGCTTTCACGGCTTGAAGAGGGCGGCAAGATTATTATTATCATGACACGCTGGGCGAGCGACGACTTAGCAGGGCGAGCTATTGAACATTTCAAAGATGATACGTTATTTAAGGCGAAAGTAATTACAATGAAAGCCTTACAAGACGACGGCTCAATGCTTTGCGAAGAGGTGCTATCTAAAGCCTCTTACATGTCTAAGGTTCGAGCTATGGGTGAGGATATTGCCAGCGCCAACTATCAACAAATACCGATAGACCTTAAAGGGTGCTTGTACAGTCAAATACTTACATATGACACGTTGCCGAAAGACGATAAAGGTAACGTGTTATTTTCATGTATTAAGAATTACACAGATACGGCTGATACAGGCAGCGACTACCTAGCCAGCTTTACATACGGCGTATACGAGGGTGAGGCGTATATCCTTGATGTAGTCTACACCAAAGACGCTATGGAAACCACAGAGCCAGAGGTGGCCGATATGTTTTATCGTAACGGCGTAAATGTGGCAGATATAGAAAGCAATAACGGCGGCCGAGGGTTTGGCCGTAACGTGCAGAATATACTCAAACAAAAATACAATTCAAATAAGTGTGTGATTAATATGTTTCATCAAAGCGGCAACAAAATAGCACGCATTCAGTCTAATGCTACATGGGTTATGAACCATGTATATATGCCTAAGAATTGGCGTGATAGGTGGCCTCAGTTGGCTGCTGACATTACGAGATACCAACGAGAGGGCAAGAATGCACACGATGACGCAGCCGACGCACTCACAGGCATAGCAGAGAAAATCAATGCGCCGCAGGTTCGCAGCGGTAGAATTAACATCAATTAGAAAAGAGGTAACATGGCAATAACATATAACAACCCTCGAGCGGAAGAGTACGAGCTACTACATGACGCATACTATGGGAGCGGCATGTTCGCAAGTGGCGCAGCAGTAACAGCACACACTCGAGAAAGTACTCAATCAATCGATTTTAGACGCAAAATAGCATACTATCTCAACTATACAGGGCCTATTCTCAATGCGAGTGTAGACCCTATTTTTAAAGATGAAATTAAGCGAGAATATAGTAACTCTGTATTATTCGATGAGTTCATTAACGATGTAGATAGACAGGGCACTACGTTACAGGAATTTATAGAACAAAATGCAATAGCCGCCAAGCTCTATGGCGTTATGTATATCGTAGTTGATAACGTGAGCGAGTTCGGCAGCTCTTTGGCTGAAACATTAGCCAATAGATCTATGCCATACTTAACAGCGGTTGAGCCTAAAAACGTAGTAAATTACGAGTTCGACGATAACGGCAAGCTTAAACTATTTACTTATGCCAGCTACTTAAAGAACGCCGACGGCACAATCAAGGCGCACTATCACACATGGACGCCTGCAGAATGGAAAATCACCGATAGCGACAATAAAGTAGTAGGGAAAGGCGAGCATAACATTGGCCGTATTCCTATAGTTCAATGGTTCGGTAGAGCAGCACGCAAGCGTGATATTTTGCCACCGCCTGAGTATTTGAGCATTGCGAAAACGAATGCTCATGTATATAACCTATGCTCACTACTCTCTCAAATTCTATACAATCAAACATTCTCTATCTTAACTATGCCAGTCGATAACAACGGCTTACAAGATGTAACTATCGGTACTGATAACCTGCTCGCATATCCAGCAGAGGCAGGCAAGGCACCGAGCTTTATTGCACCAGATAAAGGCCCAGCCGAGGTGCTCATGGCTCAAATTGATAAGCTCATCAATGAAATGTACCGCATGAGCGGCATTGATAGCGTTATCGGCGTACAGCAAGCTAAGAGCGGCGTGGCTAAACAATGGGACTTTGAGCGTACTAATCAAAATCTAGCAGCCTTTGCAGTACGTTGCGAGAATGCAGAGTATGACATTATCGAGCTATACCGCCTATGGAGTGGCGACAATATCGAGTATACTTGCGACTATCCTCGTGATTTCAAGGTAAATGATGTATCTGAAAGCCTTACACAGGCACAACAGGCCAAAGATTTAGAGTTTAAATCTGATACTTTCGACAGCGAAATCTTAAAGAAAGTAATTGACGCTTACATGCCTAACCTTGAAAAGGAAACTAAAGATATGATCGTTAAAGAGGCGCAGGCGGCAGCCGATGAGGCAGCGCA